CAAATCCGGGAACTGGATGAACCGTTTGAAGTGGGCGGGTATAGGCCGATGCATCCGGGGGATTTTGGCACGGCTGGTGAGGACTGCAACTGCCGTTGTCTAAGCCTTAAACGGGCAAGGTGGGAACTGGATGAGGATGAGCTTGCAGAACTGAAAAAGAGGGCTGAGTTTTTCGGGCTGGATAAGTCGGATCAGTTTGAAGAGTTTGAAAGGAAGTACCTGAAAGCGGCTGAAGAAGAGGGCGGGAAACCTGTCAAACAGACGGCTCCCAAGCCAAAAACCGCCGCCCCAAAATCGCCCAAAACCATTGATAATTCTGGAAAAAGTGGTATAATACATATGGGTCGATTTAATACAGTTGATGATCCAATGCGTGAAGTAACTGGTGCTGGTATCGAATCCAATCCTGAAGAAATACAAGAAATTCTGAAAGAATTGGAAGCTTCCGGGGTTGATGTTCTGTATCGTTCGGATGATATGGCATATTCGCCGGGGCTTCGTCCGGGCAAACCGGGTCAGTTCATAATCAGCAAAGCAGCAAGCTATAGCGCATGGGTACATGAATACACGCATTTTAGTGATGATAGGGATGATGGCTTCCCCGGAATGCGAATATTCATGGATGCCGAAAAATGCAAGCAGCGTGAAATTCATGCATACGATGCCGAAATTGATTTGGCAACGAAAGCTGGCAGGCAGGATATTGTTGAACGGCTCGAATCTTTGAAGGCGAAAGAGGTGAGCAAGTATGACGAAGGCACAGATGAGGATTGATGACATGCACAAAGGCAATGTAGATGCCATTGTGAGTGGTATTTCTTCGCCTGTTCCGATTGTTGTTCTGAATGCCATTTTAGCAGGGACGCAACACCACTTGCTTAATGCAGCTTTCGTTGAAGGGGTAAAACGAGCCAGCGAAAGCGATGAAACGCTTCTGGGCGTTCCTCTAAAGTCTTTTGCGGCTGCTTCTCTCCATCTACTTGGTGAGAAGAAATACAGCGGAAAAGATAGTGCTATATTAACAATGATTGATAGCAAACTCAAAATGTAAAGCACCCTGCATCTGCATGGTGCTTTTTTGATGGAATTGCCCTGCCAAGGTGGAGCTTGACAGGGCTGAACATTTTTCGTTAATTACGGAGGTAACAGGGATTGAAACCATTTAAGAAAAGACCGCCCAAGCCGAACAGCATTCCCTACTATATCGAACAAGTGGTCAGCTACAATTCCAAGAACAAAGCCAGCGGTAACGTTGAATATGTTTATCCTCCAATCGTGACGGAAATGCTTTTGAGTATTCTCATCAGCATACGCTCTATCAGAAGCACGTTCAGCGTCCTTTCGGGCTTCTTCCTGTTTCTGTTGCTCAAGCTCATCTTTACGGCGTAGGGCTTCGTCATGATAGGCATAGATGCCGTTTTGCATCACTCTGGCGAACGGAACAAAAGAATTGAGCCATAGGTAATCATTTTGATAAAGCCATATGGCTGCGGATGTGTAAGAGCCGCTTTCGTCTTTGATGATAGCAGCATCGAACTTGCCCGAACCGTATTGCTCAATTAGGCTTTCAAGCAGCTTAAAAGCATCGTTTGGCACATTCTCACCTCCTTTCCCGGCAACATTATAGCACAGGGAAGGAAGGGTTATATGCCTTGAAAGGGGTGTTGCCGTTGCAGCGGTAACATAAGACAAAACACAACAACATAACAAGAAACATAAAAGCAACTATTCTATTTTTTCGATAAGTTGCTTTTTTAATGCCCAAAAACGAAAGGAGAATGAAACATGATTGACTGGAAGACCAAGCTGACCTCCCGTAAGCTGTGGGTGGCTGTATCTGAATTTGTTGGTATGCTGCTTGTGGCTTTTGGCCTTGCAGAGGATACTGTAACGCAGATCGTTGCGCTGATTATGGCTGGTGCTGGTGCGCTGGCTTATATCATCGCAGAAGGCCTTGTGGATGCGAAGGCTGCTGCTGTGGAACCCATCATCCTGCCGGATGAAGTAGTACACGAAGCCACTGAAGGCGATGATCCTGATGACATCTAAAGGAAAGGCCATTGCTGATTATGCGATAAGCAAAATCGGCTGCGCTTATATCTACGGAGGGTATGGCGAAAAGCTATGTACACCTGCTTTCCGAAAGGAACGTGCAGGAGCCTATCCAGACCAAAGAAAGAACATCTACATTAACTGCCCTGTGCTGAGTGGCAAACAAAGCACCTGTAACGGGTGCAAATGGCATAACAAACAGGCTTATGACTGCGCCCAGCTTACCCGTTATGCATGCAAGGCAGGCGGTCAGGCTTTGGTGTCTGGTGCTAACAGCCAATGGAAGAAGACGGCATGGGATCAAAAGGGGACAATCGGCAGCTTGCCGGATGTCCCCGGCGTGATCCTGTACCACATAAACACCAAGGGAGTTATGAGCCATACGGGGGTTTATGTTGGTGGCGGCTGGGCTGTGGAAGCAAGGGCGGCGAGGTATGGTGTTGTTAAAACACTTGTTAAAGACCGCACATGGACGCATTGGGCGGCACTTCCCGGCGTTTTGACGGGCGAAGCGGTGAATACCTCCACTCCATCAAAAGAGACGCAGAAAAACCCGTCTGAAGCCCAGAAAAAGGCAACTGTTACGGGGGTGATTACAATGACCACCTTACGACAAGGAAGCAAGGGAACACAGGTCAAGGTGCTGCAATGGCTGCTCAATCAGAACGGCTATAACGCTGGCACGGTTGACGGCATTTTCGGTAGCAATACGCTTAAAGCACTGAAGGAATACCAGAAGGCAAAGGGGCTTGAAGTGGATGGCGTTGCCGGGAAAAACACATGGACAAAGATTCTTGCTTAAAGGCACTTGATTATTCATGTGCTTTTTATATTACATCCGGGGGGATGGAAAACACCTATTCCAAGCGTGATGCAACCACGGAAAAAGCGTAGAAAGGAATTGATACCATGACTATTACTGAGATTTTGAAGGCAAAGGGCGTTTCTGACGAACTGATTCAAGCGATTCAAGCCGATATGAAGGCCAATAGCATTTATACGGCTTCCGAAGAAAACCTTGACATTCGCTACGGCAAGCTGAAAACCCAGCACGAAAGCACGGCAAAGCAGCTTGAGGAAGCGAACGGTCTGATTGAAACGCTGAAAAAGTCCACCAAAGGCCAAGAGGATGCACAGCAGAAAATCAGTGCGTATGAACAGCAGGTGAGCCAGTTGCAGGCCGAACTGGAACAAACCAAGCTGGAATCCGCTATCAAGGTTGAATTGCTGGCTGCAAAGGCTATGGACGTGGATTATCTGACCTTCAAGCTCAAGGAAAAGGGCGAACTTACCCTTGATGAACAGGGCAAGATCAAAGGCTGGGATGACAAGCTGGCAGGTTTGAAGACCCAGTTCCCCACGCAGTTTGAAGCGGAGGGAAAGAAACAGGTAATTGAAAACAAGCTGCCTACCAATGGCGAACACGGCGAAAAGACCGTAACTAAAGAAGAATTTGCCAAGATGGGCTATGGCAGCAGGGTTGCCCTTCGACAGGAAAACCCGGAACTTTACGACCAAATGATGAAAGGATGACTAAACAATGGCAGAACTGACTAACGTGACTACTCTGGTAAATGGTGATGTGTTTGATCCTCAGGTTGTTAGCGATATGATTAACGCCAAGGTTCAGAAGAAGGCTGTTATGACTGGCTATATCAAGGTTGACAACACCTTGAGCGGTGTTCCCGGCTCTACTGTGACTGTTCCCCGTTGGGGCTATATCGGTGAAGCTGTAGACCTTGAGGAAGGCCAGCCCATTGATACTACTAAGATGGCCTTTACCACTGCCCAGTATGGCATCAAGAAGATTGGTAAGGGCGTTATGCTGACTGACGAAGCCCAGCTTTCTGGTTATGGCAATCCTATGGGTACTGCTACCAACCAGATTGCTATGTCCATCTCTGAAAAGCTGGATAATGACCGTGTGGCTGTGCTGTATGAATCCAAGAACATTGTGGATGCTTCCAGTGCTGTTATCAAGTATTCCGCTATCGTGGATGGCGTGGATATGTTCGGTGAGGAAGAGGATAGCCGCAAGGTGATTCTGATTCATTCCAAGCAGAAGACCCAGCTTCGCAAGGACACTGAGTTCCTGTCTGCTGACAAGTTCGCCCCCGGCGTGATGATGAACGGCTCCATTGGTCGCATTGCTGGCTGTGATGTGGTCGTTTCCAATAAGGTCAAGCTGGAAGACGGCTTCTACCTCAACCCCATCATCAAGCTGAATAACGATGCGGAAACCGAAGATGACCTGCCCGCCGTGACTTACTTCCTCAAGCGTGGCAATCTGGTTGAGCATAAGCGTGAAGAGGGCGTGGGTGATAAGGTTATCTGCACTGCCTTTGGTATGCCTGCCCTGACCAATGAATCCAAGGTCGTTATTCTCAAGACCAAGGCGTAAGGGGCTGATACCCTATGATCATGACCGTTGAGGAACTGAGAACGTTTGTAACAACGGATGAAACGGACGCTGTTCTTGCCGTATGGCTTGAAGCGATGGAAAACATGATTCAAGGGTACACCAACAACAACTTCCATCGGTATAGGGTGGGTGATTCCATCGCCTACCCTGCCGATGTGAAGCTTGGTGTGGTGAACCTTGTTAAATGGGAACTGGGCAACCGTGACAAGGTTGGCATTGCGTCTGAGAGCCTTTCCCGGCATTCTGTGACCTATGTTGACCAGACGGCGGCAAATACCATTGCTGGCTACCCGGCTGCATTGATGGGCTTCCTGAAGCCGTATATGAAGGCACGTTTCGGACAGGGGTTGATGGTATGATTGGCGGCAATGTAAAAGCAACCATCCAGACCAAAACAACCACACGAAACGCCATTGGTGAGGATGTTGTAAGCTGGCAGGATGCGCAGACCTTGAAAGGCTTCCTTGACCTGTCTGGCGGCGATTCACGGTATACCAACTACCATGCAAAGGTGCAGGAATCCACCCATGTTTTCATTGCCGATTATGTGCCGTTGCAGGGTATAACGGCTGAGAATTGCCGTATGCTGGTTGATGGACTGCCCTACGATGTGACCTTGATTGATGATCCTATGGGGCTACATAGGCACTGGGAAATCTATCTGAGGTTTACGGGGGGGCTGTGATGTGGCAGACATTGTTTTTCACGATTACAGCCCACAGGTAAAGCAGAAAATTGAAAGCCTTGCTGTTGCATGGCTGCATGAAACTGCGTCTGCTGTAGAATCCAGCGCAAAGCGCAACACTAGCACAGAGGGCTGGACGAATGCCGAACGTACCTCCCTGCGGGACAGTTACAGCCATAACGTTGACGAAGCAAGCAAGACTGCACAGGTCGGCAACACGTTGGAGCAGGCCTACTGGGAAGAGTTTGGCACAGGCTCCCATGCTGACACAAAGAAGAACGGCGGCAGACAAGGCCGTCAAGATTGGTGGGTATACATTCCTGGCCAAGAACCAAGGAATGAAGAAAGCACCCATTACAGGGATGAAACAGAAGCCAAGGCGGCAGCGGCTTACATTAAGGCAGAGTACGGGAAAACAGCCTATGCAACGAATGGTCGTGAGCCAAACTATACCCTTGAAAAAGCATTCACTACAGTAAGCCCGAAAGCAAAACGTGACTTGCAAAACAAACTAAAGGGGCTGTAATGATGAGTATTGAAGCACTGGCATACATTGAAAACCTGCTAAAGTCCATCGGCATCCCCTATGAGTTGATGCGGTGGAACAAGAATGGTTGGCCTGATGAAGGCTACTACTTTACCGGGGACTACATCGAACACGATTCCCAAACGTGGGAAGAAAACGGGCATCAAGAAAGCACATTCATCCTCCGGGGCTATACCCGTGGATCGTGGATGCTGCTTGAAGAAGCCAAAGCAAAAATCAAAAAGCATATCTCAAAAACGGCAATCCTTCCCAACGGGAACGGGATTGCTATTTTTTATGGCTCAACAACGCAAGTCCCAACCGGGGATATGGCGTTAAAGAGCATCAAGATCAATCTATCTGTACAAGAATGGAGTGTGGAATAAATGGCTACCATTGGTACTGAATTTAAGTCCAGCGGCATCACTGCCGATACCCCGAAGACGGTTATGCTGGGTGCTGGCACTATTCATAAGGGCTTGAAGTTTGAAAGCGACGCTTGGAACTTTGAAGAATCCCTTATCTGTGCCACTTCTGGCGGTTCCAAGCTGTCTATCGTGCCTGAATTTTACGATGTGCCTGTAGACGGCGCACTGGTAAAGGTGAAGGGTCTGACGGTTAAGGTTGGCGAAACTGCCACCCTTGAAATCAATCCTATTGAACTTAAGCCGGAAATCCTCAAGATGGCTGTTATCGGTGACGAAGCTGCATCTGAAACGGCTACTGGCTACAGCGAGATCAAGAGCCGTGCAATCATCAATGAAGGCGATTATGTAACGGATTTGGGCTATGTGGGTAAGACCGTAGAGGGCAAGCCCATCATCATTGTGTTTGACAATGCGCTGTGTACCAGCGGCCTTGAACTGGAAGGCAAGAACAAGGAAGCGGCTGTGCCGAAGTTCAC